ATTTCCTCCAGCATGATGTGGATAAAAATTATTTATTTGACTACCTAAGTTAAATTCTAAATTTTTAGTATTTAATTTAATATAACTGTTGTCAGTTTCGCTATACTGTCTAAATTTTACAATTGAGTTTTCGTATAATTCGTTTGGTCTGTAAATATACCATTGTCCCTCAATTTGAGAAATTACTGCGTTAAATAAATTTAAAACAGAACTTAAAACATCGTTACAGTCCATTATCGTATCGTTGTCATCTTTTACAAATCTGTCAACACTTACATAAGTCTCGTTTAACGGGTCCAAAGTATCACTTGGAGTCAATCCTTCGTAATAAATATTTACGCTCGTGTTGATATTCATTTGAAGCCCTGTTCTCTTCAAACAATTATAAATAACATCGATTGCTTTTTGCTTTCCAACCCAATGTAAACCGTCTGGATCCACAAAAGCCAAATCCTTTAATAAACCCAATCCGTCAACACATGTCAAATTCATTATCCAATGGTCCTGAACAAATGATTGATAAACTCCGTCCGGTTTTAAATATCCGTCAAATAATAATTTATTTCTACGATACATTTTTACAGCAAAAGAGTTTTCCTCCTCTGTGTATAAATCCTCCAAAGTTAAATCCGTTGAAGCGTTTAAATTTAATTCCAAACCATTTCCACGAATTGCCTCTAAATTATCTTTAACGGATCCATATTTCAAAACTCCATATCCAGAAACATTTGTTGAAGCTCCAGTATAATTTTTTTGATATATTCTAACTGAGTAAGGAACTTGCTCCATGTCAGCCCAATCAATTAAGTATTTTAATTTATAACTTAAACTCGGATTATAAGCATCGTCTGAAATTAAAATATTCTCGTTTGCGTCCTCTGGATAAGTAACGACAGCATTGTCAAAATTTAAAATTATTTCTATTGTATTATCAACTCTGGAATAACTTATTTTTGAACTGTAATAAAATTGAACTAAAAAATTCAATGTTGCGTCAATAGTCTCAGACAAAGTCGGTTTTAAACCTATTGACGTATAATCTACGTTATTGCCTGAGACGTAATCTAAATTTAAAGTTGTATATGCATTTGGATATAAAAAAGGTATTTCGTCAATAGTTATATCGTAACTGAATGCATTTCCAACTGTTGGATTTGCTGTAAATTCTATTAAAATTTTTCTGTTTGCCATTTTATCCTATTGCTAAGTTTCCACCTAATCTTTGATTTGCTCCCAATGTATTACTCAATACTCCGATTAATTTTTGTCCTGATATTTCAAAAACAACTGTTCCACTAGTATTGTTGAATGTTCCTCCTCCAGAAACTGAGCTTCTCGGACTTGAAACGTTTGCTCCAGTTTGATAATTAGATCCTCTTTGGCTTCCAGCTCCAGAACTTGCTCCACTGGCACCCGCATTTGCTCTTGCACCAATAGCTCCTCCAATTGCTTTTAATGCAACTCCTACTCCAATAGCTGCAATACCAGCTGCAATTGATACAGGTCCTCCAGTTAAAATTGCAAGGTCAAGTTTACCTTTTAAAATTGCTAAAGTACCGTATTTAATAAGCATGTCTCCCATGTCGGATAAAAACCCGCCTAAGCTTTGCAAAATACTATTTCCAACCGCACTAAGTACATTTCCACCAGTTGCAAGTGCTTCTCCAATAGCCGTTCCCATATTACTAAATGTACTAGCAATACTGTTTTCAATTAAAGTATTTGCATTTGCGTCAAATTCTTCAATTAATTGCGTTTGATAAGCTAAGCCTTCTTTTAATCTTTGTGCTGCTTCAATAGCTTGTTTATCAACTCCTAAGTCTGGAGTTACAATTCCAGAATTTGGATTAACAATTCCACCTCCAATAAATCCATTTCCGGGATCAAAATTTGGATTAGGATTTTTGTATTTTTTAGGCTTTGGTTCTGGTTTTTCACTTGCTCCAGGCTTTAAAATAGCTTTTGCCCCAGCTTTGGAGGTCATTTCTATTTTCTTATTAATTTTATCAACCTGATTGCTATAAATTTGAATATCTGCAATTGCATCTTTTACTTTGTCATTTGCAGCTCCAACTATTCTAGCGTTAAACATTGCAACTTGAGAAGCACTTACATTTGGTTTGTTTCTAAAATTAACAAGGTCCTGTTCGGCTTTTCTTAAATCGACAACAGCATCTTTATATCTTTGATTTGCTTGCCATAATTTTAAAGTAGGTTCGACTGCTGCCTCAGATAATTTTTCTGCAATTGCTTTATTAATTAACGCTTTTGACAATTCATCAACAACTCCAGTAATATTGCCGTACATTATCTCTTCTTTTGACAAATTGCCAAAATAATTAGGATACATTTTTTGCAACTGATCAACAGCCTCCAATCTAAGTCTTTTTGATTCTGTCTCAGATTGAGCTATTGCAACTAGTCCTTTTAAAGCAGATGTTTCTTGAATTGCTGACTTTGCTCCGTCTTCTGTTGCTTTTTTTAATGCGTTACCATATTCGTCAAAATTTCCAGTTAATTTGTTAAATACATCACTAACAGTCAATCCTTGTTGAGCCATATAAGTAAGACCACTCGTAACAACAGAAAATGCTAATATTAACCCTCCAGGACCTAATAAAGATGCTCCGACAGCTTTTAATGCATTTCCAGCTCCTCCAGAACTTTTTGCTAAGTAACCAAAACTTTCAGCCGTTGCAGTTAAGTTGTTTCCAATACCAATAATTCCATAAGGTGCATCCTGAGCAATTCGTGAAAATTGAGTTAAAGTATTTGCTCCGTTTGCAGTTGCTTTGGAATTTTTGTTTTGTGCTGCTGAAAGTGTATTTATTTCTTTTGTTAGTCCACTTATACTACTTTTAGCATCATTTATTTGCGTTTGCAAATTAGTAACATTAAGACCTAATTTTAATTCGGTTGCCTTTTGTTTTTTTAATTTTTCGAGTAATAATTCGGCTTCCGCTAATTTGGTTTTTAATACCGAAATGTCAGCTCCTACTTCAACTTGTAAATTAGCCATTTTTCTTTTGGTTTAAATATTCTTTGTATGCTTTTAAAAAGTTTTCCTTTTGCTCAGTACTAACTCCTTTTTTTGTATTGTTTACTCCTAAACTCATAAACCTATCTATTGTTTTAGGTAACTTTTTAGGGTCTTGGTGTGGTGCTATAAATGCACTCCAAGCTATTTGTCGGACCTTTTCCCATTCTCTTAACTCCATTCTTTTATACGCAAAAAGGCGAATTTGGAACTCCGCGAAAGTCATATCATAAACATCACTTAAACGCAAAATTCCAAGTTCGCCACAAGCAAAAGCGATTACATCCGCTTTAAAATCTATTTCTTTGGATTCACTTTTTTTTTGCTGTCATCTACTGGTACGTCCTTATTCATAGAGTCGTTAAAAGCTTTGTGAAAATCATTCCAAAAGCTTCCGCCAATACCTCCGTTGTCATCAATCCAATCATTAATATCGAACATTGTAAAATCAATTTCCTGAGCGTTTCTTTTATAAGAGTAGGATAATGAATAATACATCATTTTAGGAATTAAAACAGCATCGGCTTGTGTGCCTAATTCGTCAAGTCTTAAACCTGTTCCTTCTAATAATTCATTTAAAAATCCTATTCCAAAATGGAACTCTTTATCTAATAATTTTACTTTATTCATATTTTGATTGATTGGTTAATGATTGTTTTAGTCTAAAGGATCGATTGTTGAAATTTCTCCGTCTCCGTTTAATGAAAGAGAGAAAGTTGCTAAATCGTCTCCTGAGCCCATATCTAATGATAAGTCAGAGATTAAAGCACTACCGTAGTAAGTTGCTCCAGAAACTCCTGTAACTAATTTCCAAGTTACTAAAGCTTTTTCAAGTTGTAATTCAACTAAGAAATCGTGAGATACTTTTGTTGAGTCTCCACCTACTGAAGTTGTATCAATATACTCTCCTTCAGCGTCTAAAGTGTAAGAGTAAATTCCACCTTGAATTTTAGTAACTCCAGGGTTACATTTTGTGTTTGATTCAATAACCGAAACGGCTGTTGATAAACTGTTTGAAGTCAAACAAGCTACTGGCTTGTAAGATGATCCGTCTGCTACGTAAAGTATTCCAACTTCTCCTTTAATTGGTGTTGCCATAATTTTTTTATTTTTAATTGGAATTAACATTAAATTAAAAATAAACAAA